CCTTACGGCCTTTCACACTACCTGCTGTTTGAATCAACTGACCCAGTAACAACAGCTTTTCAGTAATGGTGGTTTTACCTGCATCAGGGTGAGAAATGATAGCAAAAGTCCTTCGCCTATTGATTTCATTGAGGAATTCTTGATTTGACATTGCGCTCTACTAATATTTGTACACACATTTGTACATAAAGTTATTTGTACAAACAGTATGATAATTTGATTATTTAATGGCGGGGATTCTATCAAATAATGAGCAACAAAAGGACACTACGAAATAAATATTTAAATTACTCTTCCAATATATCAATTAAGGATTCAAGCAAAACAAGCACTTTCTTTTTTTCCATACCTTCAAGCGTATTGACCGCCTGATTCAGTCTTAACATGATATCACTCGCCCCCTGATCATAATCAATGGATAAAGCCCCGCTTGGTAACTCTAAGATTTGCTCAAGCTTTCGCTGTATGTTTTCTGGTGGGACATGCCTCCCAAGCTCCCAAGACTTAATGGCACTTTGTGAACGCATTATTTTATCTGCAAGCTCTTTCCTAGTCATACTCTTGGCTTTCCTTGCTTCGCTCAGTTTTTTTGCGAAGATCATTTGCACCTTTACCAATTAATATCACTAAAATTAAAAATACAATCTGCTCACTTTTTCACCGTGAGTAAATTGTAACTTTTTAAAGCGGATAGGTGTCTATCCACTTTTGAATGTAAACGGATAGACATTTAAGAAAACCGTGTAGACGTATTCCAATTACATTTATTACACCATATTTCATGATGTAAAAGAGACATTGAACAACATCAATGGAATTGAGAATAAGGATTAGCATATGCAAGCCACGGATTTTGAAAACCTTCAAGACGAAGCCAGCAAACACATAAACCAAGCTCAGGCTATTACCCTTCTTATATTTACAGATCAAGCCTACACAAAACTTAATCCAGACGTTATGGACAACGCCTTATGGGCACTCACAGATACTCTAGAACGCCTAAACCAACTTTTAGACGTACCAAATCAACTAAAACTAGCCTAGAACGGAGTTTTAAAGGCTTTCAGCGTTTTTTAGAGGCTCTTAGAATGCGCTAGAACTGCAATTTATTTCAATTCACTGCAATTTCATTTTTACTAGAAACGCCCGTCATACGTGGTCTAGGGCTTTAAAATTGCACTTTTAAAGTTGCAGTAAATAAAAAAGGTGTAAAGCGTGCAGGCGTGGGGAGGAGTGCTTTTACTAGCCTAGAGACAGGGAGAGACACAGACAAGCAGACACAAGAAAGGGCGCATTAAGCGCCCTTTCTTTGTGGTTACTGGGTGAATTTATTTAAGCAGTGGTTGGAGCTGGGCCGCTTGTTCCGTGGCCTCCGCGCCTTTTTGGGTATAGCTTGCGGTTTGTAATGGCGGCGAGGTTGTACCCGCTCCACCTGGGTCACTCCATGAATAAGAGTGGTTGTGAGTTCCTGCAACTTTTGCGAGGTCTGAAACCGTATTCATGAGGTCATGCAACAGGCTATAAATGTTGGTTGAGTCGTCACCCACATGATGCTTAGTAGCAATGATTTCTCTTACTTTTCCTATCTGCTCTGTCAGGTTCTCTTCTATGGTTAAGGTGCTGTTCTTGCCTTTGCTTTCCCATTCATCATCCTTGTTAACTTGGATATAGGCTTGCTCTGATTGCTGCCAGCGCTGATCAGTTTCTTTCATGTTGGGCAGCTTTAAACCGTGCGGCAGGATAGAGCGAATAAACGGGTTAGCAGGTGAACCATAAGCAAACGCGATTTCAACAATAGTGCCAATGCTTGGCTTAGACCAAAAGCCACGTTGCACCCCACCCGCTGGCACAGGTAATAATACATCGTCCAAAATAGGCACGTCTTTATCTTCTTCACCATTCGCCTTAAGTAGCTGCACTGAAACAGAGTAAACAGGCGTTTCTTCTGTCACGGTCTCAGCCGCCAACGGTGTGAGAATATCGGTTACTTTCGCCCACATGGGCAGATGCCACCCACTTTGCAATTCTGGATACTTTCGCATTAATACACGGCTTACGGCTTTTTCCATGAGACCACCATTTTATTTTCAATTAATCGCACGCTATAAAGGCGCTTTCCATTTAGCACATAACTTGGTCGTAAACCGGGCAACGCCATTTCTAAAGTTGCCGCCGGAATATCAACGGGTGAATTAGACCAATGGCCATCCGACCAAGCCCCCACATAAATTAGGCCGTCTCGCCTTTGCTGCCATGTAAAATCATCAATCCCGAATACATCAGCAATAGAATTAATTAGGTGAAGCCCCGACCCAGTATTGAAAAAATAAGGCACGGGTTTAGAAGCATAAGCCGCTTGAGGCAGCGTAAAGCCACAACCCGTAATGGCTTTGACTTCGGTTAATAAGTCTTTCAATGTTTTATTACGCAACGCCACAGGCACACGCATTTCTAATACATTGGATTTTTCACGACAAAAGAGTGTTTGAGAGTTGTTACTAGCAGGGGTTGAGCGCTCTATGTAGCCAAAAAAATGCCCATGTTGTTGGCCATTATTAATAGAGAATGAGAAAAAAACGGTACCCGATAAGGGCTTATCTGATTGCACTACAAACGATGCCCGACCACTTGCCGAGGCGTCTAGCGCAATATCATGTTTAACTAGGTTAACCCGTTCACCGTTAACCTTAAGAATAAATTCATATTTCATCTGAGGCCGTACCCTCATCACTTAAAGCTGAATCTAAATAAGCCACAGTATTTTCAAACCAACTCATTGGTTCATCATTACTAACAGCCACATCAGACACCACTTTATTATCAGCAGGTGCCACAGCAGGTTCATTTGTCTCAATGGCCATGGCTTCTACTTTTTCAGGGATTGATAAATGCTCAACCAAAACAAATGACACAGACCACGCTTGAGAATCATCTAATTCTTGCGCGGATACTCGCTCAGTAAAGCGAACTTGGCGCACTGAAAACGCTTTGGCTGTTTGATTATTGATGTTGTAAACCTTACGAGTGCCTTTATCTTTATCCGTTGCCGTACTTAGCAAGACAATCTCAGAAAGCATCGCCGCATCTTCATACTTGATGTTAAGAGAGACACGCAAACGCTTAGGCTTAAAGCCTTTTTCAGCCGTAGCAGAGGACGAGCTTTGGCCGGATAAATCCTCATCAGGCAAAGCCAATTCACAGGTTACTTTTAAGCCGTAACCCGTGATTTTAGTTTTATCTAATGCAAGAACAATCATGATTCGTCTGTTAAAGGATAACGAGCTTTAATTTCCGCTACCTTGTCACGCCAAGCTTGTTCAGATTCCGCTGTTTGATCGAACTGCCATTCCATGTACAAAGGGTCAGACTCGGCTTTGTAAGCGGCTTGGCGCAATGACAGCAACAACTCTTTTTGTGAATTAGATTTAACCAAATCTATTTCAGTCTGTGGTACACCTGCTGACAACAAATCCAGTTCAGATGCTTGAAAGTAAATTTTTTCATTGAATTTCAGATCTAATAACATAAGCACCTCACACAATATCTAAATTAAGATTGGTTGATAAATTAGTATCAGGCATATCTAAAAAAGCTTTAAAGTTCGCATGGTGTCCATTTAGTTCAACAGTGAGACTTCTTGCAAAAAAATCTAAAGCCAAAGCATCTGGACTAGAAAACCAAGTAAACACCTTCTTTTGTGTCCCAACTACACCCGCCTCACTCGACAATGCACATAGCTTAGTTTGAAATAAGCTCATTGACCTTCGACTAAAGTTATCCCCACTACCGTCACTATGTATATGAAATAGCTGGTTATCGATCACATTTAGCTCACTAAAAAAGCATTGAACACGAGTATTTTCTCCAAAAAAATCACGATCATCATAAATCTCTGGCAACACTTCATTTGTAGCTGCAGCGTAAGTAAAAACATCTGTATCACGCAAAAAAACATCTGGAGCTGTTAAGCTACTTAATTTGGATTTTCCCTGTTTAAAAATAACTGGATTTGTTGAACCATCACTTCCTGTCCAACTTGATACTGTGAGAACATGATTTGCCTTTATTTTATGCATCAATAAAAATTCTGTGCCTTTTCGAATAGCAATTTCGACATTATCAAATAATACGTTCATCACTAATTCATTAAGTCTATCTGACGACTTAATGCTATTTTCAAGAGTTAAACCATCCTTAGTATCATTACCCTCAACTGGGTCAATAAAGATCTTAATCTTTTTTGCACTATTCACATTGTCTTGAAAATCGCTCGTTACAAGCGTATTTAGTTTTAACTCTGCATCAGCAACACGACTTTCCGTATCTTCTCGTATATTTTCAAAACGCTCTTTTGCAATTTTTAATTCATCAACTGCCACGCCAACTTGCGCGGTTAACTCTGCACTTGTCGTCATAATTTACCTTCCAGTTTTAATAATCTTTCATGAGTGTTCATGCTCGAATTAAGCAATGACATTTGCACAACCGCGTTTGTCACCTGTGTTAGCTCTATAGCTTCCATTTCTTTTTCATAATCAAACTGCCAAGATTCAAGTGGTAATACAGCGCCCGTTAACTGCTTGGCATTCGTAAAGGGAACAACCAAATTCCGGTTGATCACCTGCCCTATCCCTTGGCGCTTTTTGTTTAGCGGGATATAGGAATAAGCTAATAAAACCCCTGTATCCGTTACGGCACCGTAATAGTTAAAATCGTAATCACCACGAGTGCTATCAAGTACCAGCGAGTAAGTCACGGCGTTGTCATTGTTGTAATGGGGTGTGGGAGCATCAATGTTTCCGCCAACTAAATAACTGGAAGAAGGCGCACCCGCGCTTGAGCTGGCATCCGTGTTTTCGTCAACACCTGGGACATTGGCCAAAATAAAATGGCTGATTACAACAGGCTCTAAAACTGCGGCTTTTTCCGCAACGTATCTTGCCCCTGCATCTGTTACTGTACCGCTTATAATGTCTGTCATAATTTATCCTTAAGCACTTTTAATGGTGTCTTGGCTTCGCTCAACTGAGCCAGCAATAAAACTTAAATAAGCCGTGTTTACTCGGTCATTAAATACATAATTTTGCGTGTTAACTTGATGAACCGAGCGCTCAACTTG